ACATTGATGCTATTGAACCGTGCATTGAAACGGCGATTCTTAGAAATCAAAAGTACGGCAACTCAATCGATCTTTGTTCTGATAGAACAATAATGGAGCTATGCCAGATGAAGCTTGAAAGAAATAAACGAATGGTTCCTACAGATCCTAAATATTATGATGAGATAGAAGATTGTGTCAACTACCTTGTTTATCTTCTTATGAGGCGAAAATGATTGGCTACATAATTATTTTTGTTTTAATCTTTATTCTAATCACAAGTATTGAAAGTACGTAAATGAAAACACACCCAATTAAATTCTTTACAATTCCTCCGACTGCTCATATGGACTTGATGGAGATTAACGATCGTTATTTCTTTCTTGCTCATCTAATGAACCAAGAAGGATACAAAGAGTTTGCACTAAAGAAAATAAAGGAGGACAAGCACGTTATTGTTGATAATGGTGCTGCTGAAAATAAAGAGTTGAAAGTAGAAGAAATAGTCGACCTGGCAGAGGAATTGTTGCCAACAGAAATTGTTGCACCAGATCGATTGCTTAATTGTAATACGACTCTTCATCTTCTTGAAATGTTCAAAAGACAGTTTATGAGTAGGTCTAATGCAACTCCTGAAATGAAACAAGTTGGAATTTTAGGTGTCCCTCAAGGTAACGATCCACTCAGTTGGATGAAATGTTATATGGCGATGGCAACAGATCCATTTGTTACCGTTATAGGAATGAGCAAGATCTCAATACCTGCCAGTTTTAGATATCTAACTCAATCTCTCGAAGTTTCAGTTAATCGAGCTTTTATCGTTACTACGCTGTTAAACTTAGGACTTGTAGTTAAGCCGCTTCATTTGCTGGGAATGAGAGACCCGACAGAGTATGCTGCTTATGATTCGCCTATGATAAGAAGCAGCGACAGTTGCTTTGCAGTTTTAGCAGCTGCTCAGAACTGCAGAATTAGCGATGCAAACTTCGATCAATCAACTCCTCACGAATATTTTGATTATAATCTCGATCAAAAAGCTTTAACGCTTGCAAAACAAAACATAGAAATGCTCAATCAATTTGGCAAATAAACTGATTTGGGAATCAAGATTTTTTCGAAATTTTGATTCCTAAACTCTTTTCGATTAACGGTTAAAGATTGCGATTTTGAAGTGAAATCAAAGGAAAAGTATTTTTTCTATTTTTTCTACCCCGTAATCTTTTTACAAAACAAAAAAGTGTATATATATAATTAAGTGAAGGTAAGTAAAAACATAGCTTAAAAACTATAGAAACGTTATAACAGTTAACCCCTCAAAAACACTTGACCAGACAGCTTTCAGCTGTAATGGTTACAGCCCTAATGTGCCTATCAAATTTATAAATAATAAAAAAAGTTTAAGAATATTTCTGATAAAGAATTCTTGGTTTGCTCCGTGGATTATTTCTGAGAGGAGGACAGATGTTTGTCGCCAGAAGTTATAATCGTTAAAAATAGAAATGGAGAAAATAAGTGAAAAGAATACCAACACGAATTAACAAACCGATTTTCATTCGGCTGGCGGAGGTCTAAATGCCCTATCGTCCAGGTGCTGGAAGAAAAAAGGGATCCGTGAGACCCGTTTCTGAAGAAGTGCATTCTCTTCTGCAGCTCAATACCGTTAACATATTAAACAAAGCAATAGCTCTTGCTACTTGCAAAGAACCAAACACAGCCATCTTAGCAAAGCTAATTGATAAAATATTACCTACTCTTACCTCTGGCAGTTTAGATATGAATGCTAAGATCAAACAATCCTTAGATGACATTCCTGAAAATAAATTAAAAGAGATGGTGGTCGAGTTTTCTAAGTATGCAGCAAATGCTGCAGTAATCGTTAATGAAGCAAAGAAGAAAGAAAAAAGCGAAAGTGGCAAATAAAAAACTGCCTCCAAATATTCAAGAAACAATTTTTGCTCGTCCAGTACTGGAGCAAACGCTTAAGTATATCCTTCGCAATAACTTTTACGCTTACTGTCGATATTATGATCCCACCTTCTATACTCTGAACAGACCTCATCTTCAGATCTTCTGCGACTCTCTTCAACTGATTACTGATGGCAAAATTAAAAAGCTTGCGATCTCAGTTCCTCCAAGAAGTGGAAAATCGTACACAGTGTCTTTGTGGTGTTCTTGGACGATTGGAAGGAGTTGGAATGATCCAGATTTATCTATAATGAGAAACAGTTATGGAAGTTCGTTGGCGGAAAAGTTTTCTTACGACATTCGAGATATGATCAAGAGCGATAAGTTCTTAGCTGTCTTTCCAGAAGTAGTAATTAAAGCTGATCATAGTAGAGTAGAAGACTGGGCAATAGAGGGGTCTAAACAATCCACTTATTTCTGCGCGGGAGTTGGAGGAGCAATAACGGGTAAAGGATGTAAGACTGCTGCTATATTAGATGATCCAATAAAAAACTTAGAAGATGCTTTAAGTGAGGTTATAATCGACAAGACTTGGGATTGGGTAGTTTCAACTCATTTGTCTCGACTGGAGACAGATTGTCCTGAGATTTATATAATGACTCGTTGGAGTAAAAAAGATCCAATAGGGCAGCGGCTGGAAAAAGATGGAGTTGATGAAAGTAAGGGAGAGTTAAAGGGTTGGGTGATTGTTCGCATTCCTGCGTTAGATGAAAAGGGTGAGTCGTTTTGTTCAGAAATAAAAACTACTGAAGAGTACTTGGATCTAAAGAAGATAATGGACTCTTATATATGGGAGTCAGAGTTTATGCAAAATCCTGTTGAGAGTAAAGGCTTACTGTTTCCTCCAGAAGAGCTTAACTATTTCAGCATAAATGAATTGAAGAAGTACTTAGACCCTAAACAGAAGGAGTCATTCGATTTTGTTATTGGATATACAGATACTGCGGATGAAGGAACAGATTACTTGGCGAGCGGGGCATTGGCAGCAATAGGAGATAAGAATTATCTAATAGATGTTGTCTTTACACAAGAACCAATTGAAGTAACAGAACCGTTAGTTGCTCAGCTTATTATTGCAACAGATCAAACTAAGCATAGAATAGAATCAAATAATGGTGGTAAAGGGTTTGGTATGAAGGTAAAGGAGCTTGTGCGAGAGGCTGGATCTTTCTGCAATGTAAAGTGGGCTCCTACAAGTAAAAATAAAGAAACAAGAATTCTAATGTCGAGTGGTATCGTTAAAGAGTTTATCTATTTTAGAAATGATTATGAGGTAGGTAGTCAATACGATTTGTTTATGCGCTTTTTAACGAGCTATGTTCGTCTTGGCAAAAACAAGCACGATGATGCTCCAGATATGATTACAGGATTGGCAGAAATGTTATCTAAAGGTAGGTCAATAAGATTTTTAACTAATGGAAAGAAAAACAATGACTAAGGGATATTTCACAGAGGCTGAGCTGATCAATATGAAGATAATGACAACAGCTCTTTCACTTACAAGCAGCAGAATAAAAGATCTAATTGATACTCATCTTAAAAGTGATATGCGAAAACAAATGAAGCTCGGCATAGATTATTACAATGGAAAGCACGACATCTTAAATTTTGTACCCTATTATTGGATAGATGAACAGCGGTTTGAAGATATTACTAAGTCCAATTATAAGCTTGTTCATCTCTTTCATAAAATTCTTGTTGATCAGAAGGTTGGTTATTTGGTTGGAAACCCAATAGTAATAGCTAATGCAGAAGATAATAATCAAAGTAATAAAGTTGAGAAAGATGTGCAGGAAAGTTTATTGATGGAGTTGTTAGGAGATAGCTTTGATGACGTAATGAATGACTGGGTGCTATATGCTTCTAATCAAGGGGTTGGATGGTTACATTTTTATATTGATGAAGAAGGCGATTTGAAATTTATTATTGTTGATGGGCAAGAACTTATTCCTGTTTACGATACTCGGTACCAACAAAAATTAGTAGCAATGATTCGATACTATGAGATTGAACAAGTAACGGAAACGGGAACTTCAGTTAAATTGGAAAGTCATAAACAATATAAAGTTGAATGGTGGACAAGTAAAGATGTGACATATTATGCTCAAACGGATACTGGAGAATTCGTTCTTGATATAGAACACTCTGTTAATCCTTCTGGTCATTTCGTTACTTATAATACCGTTAATCCCGAAGCAGTTAGTCAGGAATCTTGGGGTGCAGTTCCTTTTGTCGGACTTGAGAATAATAGTTTAAGGCAAACAGATCTTCAGCCGATAAAGAGTTTAATTGATGCTTACGACAAAGTGAAGTCTGGATGGATTAACGACTTAAATGATTTGCAAGAATTGATTTATGTGTTAAAAGGTTATAGTGCTTTATCTAATCAGGCCAAAAAGGGACTTAGTGAGCTCGCAATCTTTTTACAAAATCTTAAAACCAATAAAGTAATAAGTGTTGAAGAGGATGGTGGGGTAGAAACTCTTAAAGCTGAGATTCCTGTAGAGGCGAAGGAGAAATTTTTAAGCATTACTCGTCAAGAGATCTTTTACTTTGGACAGGGAGTTGATACAAGCAATGAGAAATTTGGTAATGCTCCATCTGGGGTGTCGTTAAAATTCTTGTACAGCTTACTTGATATGAAAAGTAATACCTTAATGAGAAAGATGGTTAAACGGTTAACCGACTTTATGTATTTTATTGCTCGATATGCAGAGGTGTCTGGTAAAGGAAAGCTCGATCCAAATATGTTTGTTTACACTTTTAACAAAGCTGTTATATTTAATGAGAAAGAAAAGGTCGATATGTTAGTTGAATCTGGTCCTGTTAGAATTAGTAAACAAACACTTCTTGAGAATCATCCTTTAGTTAAAGATGTAGTTGAAGAGCAAGCTCGTTTAGATTTGGAAGATCAAGAAGATATGAAAAAAAGCTTAGTTGATCTAAACAAAGATCCAAATGCTCCTCCTGATCCAAATGCTCCTCCTGATTCTAATAAGTCTAATCTACCAGCAGCTTAAGAAAAACTATAATGCCAATAAAGCAGATAAATAAAGCACTTAAAAATAACTTCAAAGAGTTAGACAGAGCATATCTGAATACTCTTGAAAGTGTTGATGCTCGATTACTGGCTGCTTATAAAAATGCATTAGTAAAAGTAGGCAGACAGATTCAAGACGTGTATTCTAAGTTTGGAAACAAACCAACAATAACAGAAGTACGAAAGTTTAACCGTTTAGTTACAATTGAAAAGCAAATAAGTGATAGAATAGTAGAGCTCGATCGGACAGTTAGAAATATAATTTCCAGTCAAATAAAGACAACATTGGTTGAGAGTTATGATTCTACAGTTAATGGTCTCAATCAATCTTTTGGGTTTAACTTTACAACTGCAGAGTTGAATGAAGAGGGAATGAAAAGATTTCTTAGTGATACACTTTGGTCTGACGCAATGAAGAACAACTCTGCAGCTTTAATGACTAATGTTAAGCGAGATTTTGAGACAGTGCTAAGAGCAAATACTCGGGAAGAAATTATTGCAGGAGTTGCAGAAGGTAAATCGTACGCGTCGATAATGAAAGACTTGCAAGCTCGATTTGAGATAAGTGCAACGAGATCAAAAACTATTGCATATACAGAAACTCACAAAGCTCATTCTTATGGACGAAATGAAGGAGTATCTAACGCACTTGATATTACTAAAGAAGCTGGGATAGAAGCGCATAAAGTGTGGAGAGAAAACTATGTTGGAAAACCTCGTCCAGATCACGTGAGGGCAAATGGAACTTTCGCTGATAAGAATGGAATGTTTAAGGTGGGTGGTGAATTGCTTGCAGCCCCTGGGTTAGGAACAGACCCAGCTAATAATATTAACTGCCATTGCTCTGTTGAGTTTGAAGTTGCTGATCATAAAGCTAATGAAGCTGCAATAGAGCGTCTTGCATCTAAAGCAGACACTGCAAGAGAAATCTTTTCAGAGTCTTACGGTAAAGAAGGTGTTAGTCGTAGTGATATTATAAACAGATTTATTAACGAAGCTGGATTAACTAAAGCTGGGGCATCAACGTATTATCAGAACTTAAAGAAAGAATTTGAGCTTGGTAAGTCAGGGGGTGCTAATCCTCCAGTAGTTCCAAAGCCTCCCGTAGTTCCAGAGCCTCCTGTAGTTCCAGAGCCTCCAGTAATTTCTGAAACTCCTAAAACTCCAGTGGGAGGAATATTAGAGCCTCCAACAGTAAAAATTGCAAAAAGAGGTGATTATGCAACTGAAGAAGAATATGCTAAGGCTCAAAAGAAGAATTATGCAGCTTACTTGCAGGAAAGAAAAGACTATATAAAAGCACAAGAGAAGATCGCTGCTGATGCAGCTCGTAAAAACTTTTTGGAAAGAGAATTTAGTCCAGACGAATATGTGGCACTGGCTACCCGAGAAGATTTTGCGAACTTTGCTGAACAGATGAAATTCGATCATCATATAAAGATGGCGTATGCATCTGATATGAAGAGTATGACAAGAGGTGATTTGCAAACCCTCAATAGAGAGTTGGATCAATCTTTCAAAGAACTATATGAGAAGTCCAACCTTTATGCTGGGCAATCTTTTGTTATAAATAAGGATCTGAAATCTATAACATTGGAGAACACAGATTATGTAACTTATACTGGAGCTAAGAGTAAAACAATCACTGGTTATTATACTCCATCTAAGTCAACAATGAACTTGTCCACCACTACTTCCGTATATGGTCAAGCGCGCCATCTGCTAAAAAGCGAAGCGTATGAAGATGAAGTTAATATAGGTTCTCATAATGTTGGTAGAAGTTTTAAGAATTTGTTCAAACACGAATTTGGGCATCACTTAGAAATGTATTATATGATGGATGAGGATAGGAATGGTAACTCTTTTTTTGATTTGTATCACTCCCTCTCCAAGGAGTTTATCGCACGGTGGGTTTCTGAATATGCATCAACTAACGAAAGTGAATTCTTTGCAGAATCATTCTCAGCTATAATGTCTCCTAACTATAAACCAAGACAATTACCCAAGAAGGTGGAACAGTGGTTTGTTGATGTATTCAAAATTAAATTAAAAGAGGAATAACAAAATGATGATAGAACCAGAATGCTTTAATCGTAAGTGTAAACATTATCAAGGGGTTAAACAGTTAGACGAAAACGAAGGATCTCAGATAAATGTGTGCGCAGCCTTTCCAGATGGAATCCCTGTTGAAATTATAGTTGGTGAGGACTTACATTTAACACCAAGGAAAGATCAAGGTAATGAAATTGTTTATGAAAAATCAGATAAGTAATATATGCAACAATAGGGCGGTTGAAATCCACCACTTATCTCAAGCCTCTTTAGTACTTCGTGGCGTAAACGAAAGACTGTTAACCAGGCAGGCTGGGAAAACAACTGAACAGAAAACAAATAAGAAAGGCTCATTGATATGAAAACATTGCTCGAATTACTTGGTCAGGAATTGTACGATCAAGTTATGACTAAGCTTGGAGATGTCCAAGTATTTCTTCACGATAAGAAAGACAAAGTTATAATTGATGATGGTAAGTTAATTCCTCAGTACAGACTCCAAGAAGTTATTGATCAGAAAAAACTTATTCAGGATCAGCTGGATAAAGCAGACAAAGATCTTAAAGATCTTAAAAAGCTGTCCGTTGGTAATGAAGAGTTGACTCAGAAAATAACTGCTCTTCAAGAGGCGAATAAAACGATTAAAGAGGAGGCAGTAAAAGCTGAACTCCAAATGAAAAAGTCTTTAGCCGTTAAAGAAGGTTTAATGAATGCAGGCGTCTTAGATGCTGAAGCTCGTGAATTGCTTCTTACTAAATTTGATCTTGGTGCGGTGGAGTTAGATGAGACAGGCAAAGTAAAAGATTTCGATACTAAACTGAAACCGGTAAAAGAAAATAAAACTCTTGCTAAGTTATTCGGTGAAGTAAAGGTTAAAGGGGCTGATTTTAAGGAGGGAGATTTGCCAGATGGCTTGTTAACAAAAGAGCAGGTTAAAGCAATGTCCCAAGCAGAAGTGACTAAGAATTACGATCTTGTTTCAAAATCAATGGCAGCTTGGACAGAAAAAACAAATTAAATTTTTTTAATTAAAACGAAAGGTTCACAATGGCTCTTCAAAATTTTATTAAGACAGTATGGATCGCAGGCATAATGAGAGCTCTTGACAAAGCTCAAGTATTTGCTTCGTTAGCTAATAACGACTACCAAGGTCAATTAGTTAATCTGGGCGATCGAGTTAAAATAATGATGATCGGTGATATTGCTGTCACATCATATGCTAAGGACGCAGATATTACATCTCCAGAAGACATCCAGGATGCTGCTTCTGAGTTAATAGCTGATCAGGCATATTATTTTAATTTCAAAGCAAATGATGTTGAAGCAGTTCAACAGAAAAGTGCTTTGCTTAACGAAGCTACTTCTCGTGCAGCTTATGGATTTAGAGATAAGGTAGATCAATTCTTTGCAGGTCTTTACGCTCAAGCAGGCATTCAATTGTATGCAAGTGCAACAACTCCTTGGGATGTAACTTCTCTAAACGTTGAAGACGTACTGTTAGCTGCTAACGAAGCTGCTGGCGTTGCTAACATTCCTAAAGAAGGTCGTTATTTAGTTGTTCCTGAATGGTTTCAAACTAAACTTGTTCTTGCAGGCTTAGCTACTAAAACTGCTAACGATCAATTGTACACAAACGGTTTCATTCAGAGAGTACTTGGATGGGATATATATCAAAGTAATAATGTTTCTCAAACAAATCCAGCTACTGGCGATCACGCTAAAATTTTTGGTGGTATCAAAGGTCAGTCAACATCCTTCGCAGATGTGATCTCCACAATAGAGGCTTACAGACCTGAGAAGAGATTTGAAGATGCTGTTAAAGGGTTGTATGTGTTTGGTGGAAAGGTTATTCGTCCTGATATGACTCTTGTTATTCATGCTGATAAAACAGCAGAAGCATAGTACTCAGTTTTTGTTAATTAACTTTTTATAAAATAGAAAAGGAAAAAATTCAATGGCTATAACAACAGTAGTTCCAATTCAGTTAGTAAAGAACGCAATGTCTGCTGATCTCCCTGTTACTGCAGGGACAGTAATCAATGCGGCTAACACAATGGAGTTTGCCTATCCTCAAGAGGGCAAACTGTTATTGATTCTTAACAATACCACTGCAGCTGCAAAAAACTTTACTATAAGTGCTGGCGGATCCCGATTTGTTGCAAGTGGTCAAGGGCCATTAGTTCTTGCTTTGGCTCAGGATGACGTTCGCTTTGTAATGCTTTCAAGTGATCGATTCTTACAAAATGATGGAGTAGTAGAGCTTTCTTTTGAAGGAAGTACTACAGGATTTGTTCAGGCATTCTACTTGCCATAGTGGTTCCTTGATTGGTGGTTGATTGGTTGACTGGCGGTGAAATTAAATGCGCCGCCAGTTTATTAAAAAGAAATGAAAGGAAAAATAATGAGTGTAGTAAAGTGCCAATACTGTCAGGTAAGAATTCCTCCTCGACAGCTGCCACTTCATCTCAAGAGCTGCATCAACTACAGAAGAATGTTGAAAGCAGGAAAGATCGACAAAGAAATAATTGAAGCTAATAAAACCATTGCTGGAAGTATTGATTCTTATAATGCACCAGTAAAGGATGCTAAAAAGATTAACGATAAGACGTCGACCAAAGCTAATAAAGATCAATCTGGTAAGAAAGCTCAGAGATAGGTGAGAAAATGGCTATAATAACGCTAAATGAAGTAAAAACACTACTTCAAATCCCGTCGGCAGATACGACTAAAGATACTTTGATCAATACTTTAATCCCGATAGCTCAAAAAAGCATTATCCGTTACTGCAAGAATTCTTTTTTGAATTCGGCAATTCGAGTAACAGGTTCAGGAATTGCTTTTGTAGTGAGTGGCACCTCTCCTAATTTCATTTACACAATTACTGATGAGAACTCTCGATTTGTAGAAAACAAGTTTAGTGCAGGTGATTATAAAGTAAGTGGCTCAAATTTTAATGATCAAATTGTAACTGTTACAGAAGTGACGGCTGACACTTTGACTACTTCAACTGTTTTGAAAACAGAGGTAGCAGAAGAGTGGATTGCTATAACAAGAGTTGAATTTCCAGAAGAAATAAAACCTTTAGTAGCGCAGTTAATCAATTATCATATGACACTTCAAGGAAAATCTGTTAAGTCGGAAAGCTTGCCAGGAGGTTATTCGGTCACGTTCAAAGATGAGGTAGAGTTGATGAAGCCCTTTAATCAATTTAGAAAGCCCTATTTATGATTTCAGATTATTATAAAGATCTGATACTTGAAGTTGTTACTAAAGTACCGGACAGTGGCGGAGGTTTTACAGAGGCAATTGTAACCTCTACTTTTCAAGGTTATTTAGCACCTTTAACAGCTTTTGAACGTTTGGCTAATCAGCAAGTATCGGTTCTTGTAAATGCCAAATTGTTTACAGAAGAAATAATAACAGTGACTTCTCGTATCATTGATGGTGTAGATGAATATGAAGTAGTAGGTGCTTATAATTTCTTTCATCGTTATTATGAACTGAAAAAAGTAACTGATTCTGTTACCGTAATAGATGAAACTATAGTTGCAGATTTAGATTATTTATTAACATTAGACTTAGAGATTTTTATTGAGTCTGGTAATGAATTATTTTTAATAGGAGACTAAGATGTCTTTAAATATATGTCCATATTGTTTCGAGCGCATGTATACCACTAAGTTCAAAATACATTACAAAAAATGTAAGTGGAAAAAAAGAGTAGAAACATTGGGATTGATAGATACAAACAGTGTGTCAATAACAGATAAAAATAATCACTTTGTGATTGTGAAAGGATAGAAGAAAATGAGTTATAAGTCAAAATATACTGGGACTCAAATTGATTCCCAGTTAGATTTAGTAACAACTAATGCTGGGCTAATAACTGCTCTACAACTTACAGAAATTGTAAGACACAGTTTTGCAGGTGCCCCTTCTTTTGCCAATTTAGAAACTGAGTTTGCAACTGAAGATGCAGGTTTAACTTGGTTATGGGATAATACGAGTAGTAGCAAAGCTTATTTAATATATAAGTATTCTCAAACTCAATACAATGTAATTGAATTGACAGCAGTAACTTCGTAATGAGAGCTATTTGGAACATAGATGGTGCAGTTAATCGTATCAATAACAAAGTAGAAAAAGCTCTTACGGTTGTTGGAGCGCAGGCAGTTACTAATGTTGCACAAAGGATTCGACAGAACGGATCTATTGTCAGTTCAAACTTAATTAACAGCATTACTTATGCTACCAATAAAGAACAACCAGCGCCTTCAGGTGGAAAAGGTCAGGCATTAAAGGCAGCGGAACTTCAAGGAGTAAAGATAGGTACGACGGTTATATATGCACCAAGAGTTGAGTTTGGATTTGTAGGAACGGATAGTCTTGGAAGAAAATATAATCAGCCTGCCAAGTCTTTTTTGAGATCTGCTCTCATAGATAATAAAACTAAATTGACAAATCTTTTTAAGTTGATGATGAGAAGCATAAAATGATAACAGAAGTTAGAAATAAAATATTTGCTCTTGCCAATACAGTCGTAGGATTGGTTAACAAAGTATTTTATGTAGAGGCTATTCAAGGAACAACATTTCCTTATGCAGTGTTTTCTCAAGTATCAAATCCTGCATCAAGAGATAGCGCATCAAGATTTGAAGAAATTTATTTTCAAATTAGCGTATTTGCTAAAACAGCCTCATTAGTGGAGTCGTTGGCTGCCTTGGTAGTTGCAAAGTTTGATGATTGTGAAACATCCTTTATTCTTGCATCTTATTGGTGTACTCGAATTGAAAAAGAGTTTACTCGATCAGATAAGAATGAAGATGTGTTTCAAATTACTATTCAGTATAAATTAGATTTAACAAAAAAATAGGAGTTAGGTAAATGAAAATAGAAGGCAAAGATTTAGAATTTTGGTTTAATGGAATCGAAATTCCAACGATAAGTATGGGTCTGTCAGAAGCTTTCGATAGCTTAGACAGCACTGATTCTGCAACTCCTGGCGATGGTAAAGATTTTGAAGTCGGAAGAGCTACAAGAAGTTTTTCTGTAGAGACAAATCTTTATGAACCAGAAGGAGCTGAAATAAATACAGGGACACTTACTGTAGGACATCGATATAGAGTTACAGCAAAAGATACAGCACTTGCTGCATACACAATAGGACAAATATTTGAAGCAGCTTCAGCTTTAACAATGAGTGCTACAGACAAAGTAGTACCTCTTGGTGATAAACTAACAGGTAAAACTTTAGGCTTTACTCTTGGTGGAATAGCTGTTCCTTTAACTGCAGTTGATATATCTATTAAGTTTGATTCCATAGATGTAACTGATACAAGTACAACTGGAGATGGAACGGAAACGATTGTAAGTAGGGCTGAAAGGGCTTCTAAGTTATCTGCGATCCTTAGATCAGATGATGTAGATTTACTAAGCACAAATCCTACATCAGAAGCAGCCGTTCTTACGCTTGCGTCAGGACAAACGGTTACTGGAAGTGTAATTCCAATTAGTAAAGAAATAGCCGATGAAGCTACTGGATACGCTAAAGTTGATTACTCTTTCAAATGGAAAGGTGCCCCAACAGAAGTAAATGCCGGACTTGTTTGTGGGGTTGAACATCCATTCAAACTGATATTGAAACGTGGAGCAACTACAAATAAAGAATACACTGGTAATGCAATTATAACGGAGAAGACTATTTCTTCTGAAGTTAAGGGTTTAACTAAAGCATCTTATTCAGTATCAATCAATGGAGTACTTACTCGTGCAGTTGCAAACTAACAATAAAGTTTGCCAGATCGAGCTGTTCGGTCGCAGGCTATTGCTTAGCGAAAGGACAGCTCGTGATGTTAATAAACTGGTAGAATTTGCTAAGACCTCCTCAGTAGAACATATTGATTTGGTATTGCAAAATCTTGTGGTAGTTACTGATGGTTTGAAAATCAATATTGAACAACTTAAATGGTGGCAGTTGTGGAAACGACTTACACTAAAACGGTTATTAGGAGGACAGTATATTCATTCAAAGCTTAGTGTGAATGCAATTATATCATTGGCTAATAAGGTGTTGGAGCTTGAAGGAATTGACTTAAAAAAAAAGAGCAGACCGGAACAAAAGTAGCAGCTAATGTTGCTGTTGCTCTTATTGCTCATTTTTTTAATATACCATTTAACGAAGTAGAGGACTTGACAATTACAAAGTATAAGATATTATTGGAACAGGCTCAGAATATTGCAAATCTTTATCGTGGTGGAAAGTTCGAATGGACTGATGGTAATGAAAGACGATTGGAATTCTTAGGTGAGATAGAGCTGTTTAAGAAACAAGGACGATTAAACTAAGGATAGTTTATGGCAGAAGAAAAAATTGGTGAGATGTATTTTGAGCTTAAAGCGGACGCAGCTGCTTTACGCGCAGAGCTTAATGCTCTTAAAGCAGAGGTTGGAAAAAAAGCACCTGAGATTGAAAAACAATTAACCTTTCAGGCTAAGTTTGACACTGCAATTGCTAAACTGCGTTTATCGGAATTGCAAAAACTCAGAGAAAAACTACAGCGAGAATTTGCTAACAAAATTGCTATGGATGTAAACTCGGTCTCTCTTGACAGGACTCGTGAAAAGATAGCCGCTGTGGATGCTCGTTTAGGTGGACTGGGAGAAACAGCACTAAGTACAGGAGACAAATTCGGAAGGTTTTCGTTAGCAATCACTGGTGTGAATCAAACATTTGAGCTTGTAAAAAATTCCTTCTTACAATTAAAAGAAGTGTTTGCTCAAAGTGTATTGGCTGCCTCACAACTGGAAGTTTTGAAAGAAAACTTTAAGGGCACAACAGAGGATCTTGAGTTATTCAAAAAGGCTACCGCAGGAACTGTCTCAGAAGCTAACCTCATAAAATTATCAAATCAGGCTACAGATCTGGGCTTATCGTTAGAGCAGCAAGCTATATTATTTTCATTAGCTGAAGATGCTGCGGATAAATATGGAACAACTGTTGAAGATGGCTTTGCAAAAATCGTAATGGCTTCTGAAGGTAATCAGCGAGGTATTAAAGCACTTGGAATTGAAACAAAAAAATACTTAGAGAGAGTTAATGAACTTGCCAAGGCTCAAGGAGATTCAATTGCCAATTTGGATGCTGATACACAGAAACAAATTCGATTGCAGGCAATTATTGAAATGTCTGGTGGTACGCTTGATAAGGTAAAAAATAAAGTAAAAGATGCCAAGGACAAATACGAAGCTTTATCCGTATCAGTTGAAGAAGGTAAGGTCAAAATTGGTCAGTTGATTTCTTCTGCATTATTGCCACTAATAGATAGTTTTGACAAAAGTGGAAAGGGTGCAAAAGATTTTATTTCTGTTGCCTTTGGACTTGGTACTATTCTTTTTAATTTAATTCCAATAATCAGTAGTGTAGTTATTGCAAAATCATCAATGGCGATAGCATCAGCGAAGAATGCTACTGCTCTCGCTGTTGAAACTACAGCACTCGAAGCAAATACAACGGCACTTGGAGCGAATGCCACTGCTGGAGTTGGTTGGGCTGGTAAATTAGGAGCTACTTTAGGGGTTGGAATTCTTGCTGCCATAGGAGTTGCCATTGGAATAGGAACAGGAAAACTAATTGACTATTTAAGGTATGATTTACCAGAAGCAGTTAATAAGGCATCTGAAGAAGCCGCTAATAAAATAAAAGAAAAAGAAGCTGACATTTATGATCAATTGGTAGCATCGGGCAAAAGAACAATAATAGTAAATGGAAAACCTGTTACAATTAAAGTTGGTCTTAGTGTAGAAGAGGATAAAAGTGACTATAAGAAAGCAGTGGATGAATTAGAGGCTGAGTATGTTAAGAAAAGAAAAGCCGTTAATGACACTATGTTAAAAAATGAAAAAGAAAAAAGTGCTGCTATTATTGAAATAAATAAACAAGAGAAAGAAGCATTAAAAAATTTAGATGTTGAATATGGTTTTGCTAAGAAAGACAAAACCGTCACTACAAAGTTTGAGTCCCAGATTCCTTCTGGATATACTGCTCAGCAAGTTGCAGAATTTGAAAAATTAAAGTTTGCTGTTAAAGGTTATGCTGATTATGCTTTAGCGGTTATTGAAATGAGATATCAACAGGAGCTGGCTGATGCTAAGGGCAATTCTCAAGCAATATTAAAAGCTGAGGAAAATAAAATTTTAGACCTTGCAAGGTTGAATCAGGAAAAATTGGATGATGATAAGAAGAAAAATGATAAAGCATTTGAGGACGCTAAAAAAGTTGGTGATAAAATCTTAGAAGAGACACAGAAAAACAATGAAAAGCTAAATGAGGAATCAGATAAGTCAATAAAAGATAGAGAAGATGCTCTTAAAGGATTTTATGAGCAATCAAAAGTTTTATCTGAAGACTATTTCAAATATAAAGTTCAAAAAATTGCTGATGAGTCTGCTGCACTTTTAGAAGCAACAAGTAACACTGTTATTGCAAAGCAACTTGAAGTAGAACAACTTAAAGAATTAGAGAAAGAATATTTTGATTGGCGATTAAAACAATGGCAGCAACAAGCGGGGTTGATGGGAGATATTACTGTTTCAGCATTTGAAGGAATATCTGCCGCGTATGATGCTTTCTGGCAGTCACTTGGAAACTCTGATATATCTGGTGCTGAAAGAATGGCTGCACTTTGGGACACACTAAAATCAACAGCGCTTCAAGCTCTTGGTAGTATTATTAAGGGTTATATTCAAAGTTGGATTCAGTCAACGGTTGTTGGTGATACTTTCAAATCAATTGAACTTGCAAAAGGTGTAGCTCTTGGAAGTTCTTTGGCAGCAGCTTATGCACCTGCAGCAGCATTTGCTTCTACTATGAGTTTTGGTGGAGCGGCTGCAGCTGGGGCGGCGGGGTTAGCTTCTACTGTAGCATTGGCAGAGCTTCTTGCGATTCCAAAACTTGCTAAAGGTGGAGACTTTATTGTTCCTCCTGGTTTTAGTAATGATTCTTATCCAATACTTGTTGAAAGTGGAGAACGTGTGCAAGTTACACCTGCAAATCAGGTTGGCAAACAAGATTCTTCACTATCTGATGTTTCAAGAAAATTAGATATTCTTAATAAGAATTTAATTGCTAAAAACTTTTCACCTATTATAAATAACAGTTTAGATCTGGATGGAAGAAAAATAACTAAAGCAGTTTTTAGTGTTGCTAACAAACTTGAAAAAGAAGGGAAACAAATAGGAAATCTATAATGCTTTACACTATTTATAATGGTACAGAAAATATTTCTAACTATGTTATAGATATTAGAGACATTCCAATTTTTGCCAGAAATGAAGATTATACTTTAATTGCAGAAGGTTACACTTTTGTATTAACAAGTGCAGCTCCAAATATTCCTATCAAGAATGATAGAATTACAGTGTACAGAAATGACGCCGTAGTTCACACAGGCTTTGTTTCGAAAATATCTTATATAGAAGACCACAAAACTTATTCAATAGAAGTTTCTCATCAAATTCAAAAATTAAAAGACTATAGAACAGATGATGAGTTTGCAACTGAGATGCTTAATTGGGATACTGTAAAAAGCATAAATTCATACAATCACACTGTAATTAGTTTTACTAATCTTATATCCGCTATTTTTGCAATGATAGATTTAACACTTGACTGGAGTTTATTTGTTGAGAAGACAGACTATACTGCTACTGGATATACTGGAGA